TCTTGAATAGGTTCCCATTATGATTTTACTCCAATATTAACAACATCCCCGTCCGCACCAGAAATCCAAAGTAAAGAGGCGTCCGCAATTCCATAATCTAAACTATCGCCAGGAATTATTTTACCAATCTGATAATACGTTGGAATAGCCTCCCCATCAGACGCAAGAATCCGCACATTTGCTGCATTGGTATCTGGACAATATAACACAAGTCCTCTGCAAGGAGTGGCTACTGCATAAGGTTGCTCCGCAGTATCCGTAACGAGTATTTCATAGGAATCCCCAACAATACCAGAAATCGGCTCCACCGCCGCAAGTAGCGACGCCTGGGCCGCGGACGTGGACAACGCAGCCAAATCCTCAGTAGATAAAGTCACCGGCCAACTGTACGTCGCGGATGTCGCACCAAGTGGAGGCAACGCAATTTGGATACCGTTTAACGTAGCCTCTGTCGCAAAATCCGTCCCTGCAATCACCTTCAACGCATTACACATCCGCTTCCATAGGCTAATGCCGCTGCGTGCCGTAGAGCCTTCGTCATCACCGTTATAGGCTAATGGAGTAGCCGTTGTTACTCCAAGTGATTCAACCACATCATCAACATCGACTTCAATATCCCCAGTAAATTCAACACCGCTTACATTCACGTTTACAACGCCGCCATCCGTCCCGCCGGACATTCCGACGACGGTGAGGTTGTTATCGTCTTTCGTGATTGCCACATTCCCCGCCGTGCCGACATCGTAATACTCAAGCGAGATCGCGTTGGTGCTGGAAGCCGTGGCAACAACTGTTTGAGTGTCGCTTTGAACTTGAGTGATATTCCCGACCGTGTTGATGGCGGCAAGCAGATTGTCTCGTGTTGCTTCGGCATCCGTTCCGATATGAACTGCGATATTGCCTTCGCCCACATCGGCCACATCGTCCAAAAATTCAAAGGTAGCCCCATAGAGTGAGACTACCTTTGTATCTGTAACGTTCGCCGCGAATGTAATTGAGCCGGTCGCTTTTATCATCCCGGCGATAGCTTCTAAAGCGTCACGATTTTGTACGACAACTGGATTACTGCGATTCGGTGTAAATGCCATCGCTAACCTCCTAAAGCCTTAGCTGTTGTTAAAACTGTTTGATTGAATCAAAAGAGCACGATTACGCAGTAGTCACAGTCACAGTGCCGGTATAAATGCGGCCATTTACTTCCACATTGACATGATGAGCGCCGTTGCCGGTCACAGTGAACGTAGCCGCGCCGCCGGATGTCGTGATGACTTCCAAGTCGGCATTGGCCGTTACCGTATTTGTCGTAGTTCCAGAAGCACTAACAAAACCAGTGGCCGCCGCCGCTGCGCCATAAGCCGTCGCAGCACGCCACACACGGACAAGCGAGTATTGAGCAAGCGCATTCCCGGCGGCGTCCTTGACCTGGACGGTAAATGTTCCCGTGCCGTCTATGTTATCCACACCGGAAACGGAAGCCGTGGCTATCAAGTCCTGAACGGCATCGGCACACTTGGCGACTGTGATCGCGCCAGCGGCAATCGTAATCTCACCAGTATTGGCCAGCGCCGCATCGCCGATCATCACGACTTTCGTATTGTGAGCCGCCGTGCCATCGACACCGATAAAGAACTGGCCATCAGCCAAGGCTTCCAGCATGGAATCCTCGACAGCACCTTCGGAGATTGTAATCGCCCCGTCATTTGCAAGTGTTGCATCACCGTACACGGCAACTTCTGTAGGCACTGTCAGTGCAGAACCTACAAGAATTTTTCCGTCGGCGAGCGCGGCCAGCTTACTGAATGCAATCGCAGCCGCCGTGTTAACATCAGCGTTAACAATCGAATTTGAAGCAATCGCCGCCACACCCGCATTGCTGATCGTAATATCACCACTGATTGTCTGACCAACAACAACATTTGTTGCATCACCGATAGCAATCGTTCCATTTGCCAGGGCGATTTTGCTTGCAGAGATATTCGCACCGTCGGCTATTTTAGCATCGGTAATAACGCCGTCGGCAATCTTAACTGCCGTCACCGCACCAGCCAAAATCTTGGTCGATGTAATTGCGTTTGTCGCAATCGTGATAGCACCCTCCGCCGAAAGTGTCGCATCCCCGGACATCGCAACGCTCTTTAAGTCTGTGTCGTCGCCGACGAGAATCTGACCGGATGTTTTTGCCACTAAATCAGTAACAGCGTCGTCAGCACCGCCTACCTTGATAGAGCCACGAGCCAATGCCGCAAGTTTTGCATTCGTAATAGAGGCGTCCTCAACCGAAAGCGACGTTACAAGTTCTGGATTATCGGTTAAAAAACTTGTAATAATATCAGTCACAAGTTCCGGCTGTGAGGCTAATGTGTTTCGTAACCATGAAAGGTTCATAAGTTTACTCCTATCAAAAACGCCCTAAGCGTCAAAGGTTGTTTTAGTAGCCGCGAACCAGAACACGCGGACGAGTGCAAATCATCAGCGGGTTACTTTGCACCAGCAAATCGACGCCCTTGCCGAATTTTTGCAATTCCTGTTTCGCGTAAATCGGCAGTCCGGTCGTCCCCGCAGTTTCGACAAAATCGCCCGGCGCATAAATTGACTGATAGAGCGATTGAACGCCAACCGGGAAGATGCGTGCATCGCCAGCCGTGATAAACGACACATTGCCGATGCCGCCGCGATACTCTTCAAAGATAATCCCGCCGTATTCAAACCCGGCACGCGGGTCGTTGCGAAGCTGGATTGAGTCTTGATAGCGGTGATAGGCGTCCTTCACGTCGTCATGCTCAATCAGAGCCTCGAAAAACGTCGAACTGCAAAGCGCGTGAATATGGTCGTAAGCCGCCATACCCAATGCGTCCTCAATCTGACGCTTAGCCGCCAAGCATTTCGACCGGACTTTCGTTGTGGCCGTAGCCAACGCAAAATTTGTAGTCTGCTGCGAAACGCCAAATGCCGTGAACAAATCCGTAATCGTTGTGGAGCCGTCAGCGTCTTTGACCAAGCCCGTCAAAGCACCGATACGATGATACTCAGCCGTCACCTCAACGGACTGTTTCATCGAAGTCATACGTCGATTGACCAGATTTTCGACAGCTTCCATTTCGGTCTCTGAGCCAAACGCACGCAAGCCAAGCACGTCGTCCGCCTTAACCTGATCGACAAGTTCGATATGAGGCACGGCAAACGGGACGGCCTTTCGTTTTTCGCCGCGATTGATAGAAGGCTGACCGCCGCGAGGCGACGTAGGAACCAGCATCAACACGCCGTTATTAATTTCAACAAACGCCGTCGGGGTGTTAATCCCGACCGTCTCGAACAGGTTCATCTGCCCGATTCGCGACGGCTGATAAGGCAGGGCATTGATAGACGCCGTAAGGTTTGCCATTGCAAAGGCATCGTTTTTGAAAACATCTAAAGTAGGCATAGTAAACTCCTAAAAGGTTGTTTTTGTTTGATTAACACATCATGCCGGACGTTTAAGAGTTCAAGCCTTCCTCAAGTTTTTCAGGTTCATCGACACTGACAATGCCAAGAGCCAGCAATGCCGCTTTCGCTGTGGTTTCCTGACCGTCTGCAATCGTGAGTCGGTCTGCATCTACCGTGGCCGGACCGCGTTTCAAAATAGAAACCGTCACGTCCCCGGCCACAATGTCATCAACGGCAACATGCGTCAAAAGCACTCCGTTTGCATTCGTACCGGTAGCAACAACAACGTAATCGTTGCTGTCATCTTCAAGCACCTGACCGACAACAATGTCATCCGTGGCGTCGGCATCTTGGGACAGCGTGCCATTTACGACGCAGTAAAGCTCCGAAAACATTTCCTTCACCACATCGCTGACCGTTAATTTTTCAGTTTGAGAATCCATATTTTTTGACTCCTAAATGAGTTTGGTTTGTTGATTAAAAACGATAGAACGCCTTACATTTGACAACGCACATTGGGATTGTTGGCCTTGGCTTTCTTGGCCGCTTCCTCTGCTTTGGCAACGATGGACTTTCCGCCATCTTTCGCAGGGCCGCCTTGGAGAGCAATCACCTGGGCGCCGCTCTGTTCGGCCAGTTCCAAAGGATTGTTTTCACCGAGTGCGGCAACCATCGCATCAAAGCCGTCGTCTATTCCGTTGGAAAGCGACAGTGACAATGCCTTATCACTGCAAAATTGACCGGCCAGTTTCGTCTTGACAGCAGGCGTGATTCTCCCGCCTTCCACCAGACGGTTCAGCTTCATATCGCGGTTTTCGGATACAAGCTTCACCATAACCGGGTCCGCAGTTTTCCTGGTGGAAGCCGCAACCGCTGGGACGACGTCCTCCTCTTTCTTTTTTTCCTCTTCCTTTTTCTTTTCTTCCTCGGCTTTCTGTTTCAGGTCGGCAATGGCCGCCTTGATTTTCTCCTCGGCGTTTTCCGGCGTTACATCCGTTAAGCCAAGTAACTCAATGATTTGTTCAATGGTCATTTTTTTATACTCCGTTTTAGGGTTAGGGGCCAGACTTGCGGCTATTGCCTCAAAGCGTCCAAGGCCTGTTACAAGTGGATTTGTGCAAAGAGCGACATGAGTAATCGGCCAATCGTATTCGTTTCCGAGGCCGTCTGTATGCTTTTTAGGTGTATAAATGCTAACATCACTGGACGCCGCTAAAACGTCGGCGTCTTTCCCAATCAAATCAATAATTCCGATGAGGCTGTTTCCCTCTCGAAACATATCGACGACCCACCCGCGATTATTTTCTGGATTGTCAGCCCCGTCATGAGTCAGCGGCACCGGAACTTTATTCCCGAACGTTGACCACTGCGAAAAAGCGATAACCCAATGATTCAGAGTGTCCGGCGTTACTTCAAACTCGATGCCGTCGGACGCCTTGACATAGTGGCCAGTCTTGATAAGTTCTTTGCGATACCGCTTGACCGGTACGCCATTTTCGACACGCTCGGCAGATAGTGCCAACGCAGGCGCCGACTTGTGTATAAGCAAAAAGGCACCGTCGCCCGGGTTAGGGGTTTTGGTGCCTTGTGGTTTTTTGCTGAATGTCAGGTGCTTCATGCCCTTCTATCGTGAGGACGCGAAGCAAAAACGAATTAAATATCCCTCTTAAACAGATTCTGTTGCCTTCTGTAGCATTAAGTAGTCTTCTGTTGTGTTGATTTTAGTGAGCAGGCAATTGCTTTTTCACTAACGCGGTAATCGCGGCCAAGCCGAACCGCCTTCAATTGACCACCACGAATCAACCGACGAACCGTCTCCTCGCTGCACGCCAAACGAGACGCCACATCTTTAACCGGATAGTGCTGATCCATCTATGCCGCTCCTCGCAAAATCGCGTCAATCTGGTTATAAACAATGCCAGGATTAAACTGAAATCCTTTGTCCGCACCCGGAACGATAATCACTCCGTCCATTTCAGTTACACCCGGAGCCGGTCTCATTTCCTGCTCGTCGAATAGCTCAATGGCTGTACACCTGCAACTCCAACCGTTAGGCGGGAAGTTTGTTCGCCAAAACGGATCACCAGCCGGTAAGGTCGTCCCATCTAAAAGCTCATGAGACGGCCTAACCCTATCATCGCCCACGGTAACATATTTATACCCCCATAGGATTTCTTTGACTACCGGGTCTTGGTCCGCCTGCCATTTCGCCGCGGAGTATGTCATTTGGGTTTGCGTCCTAAAGATGTTTTCGAGTGTATAAGAGCTAACCGGCGTTATACCTGCCAGGTCAAACGCATCGGCTATCAAACTAACACCTTGCCGCGTGTGCATCCCTTCGCCTATCGCCTGACGAATCGCAGCATCAATTCTATTTTGAATCGTTTTCGATGAGTCTTTCAAAAGTGTAATTGCCTGACCTTTGAATAACTGCTCAAGCTCTTTTCGCTGCCGAAGAGTAAGGAGCATTCGTTTTCCTATCACATCAACGGCATTGGAAGCAGCCGACATACTGACCGCGGAAACACGCTTGACACGCTGACGCCCCAATAGGTAGGCAATCAGCATCGAGCCGGCCAACTCGTCAATTACTTTTTCGTCTCGGATAAACGCATTCTGAACAATAGAGTTAAAGTCTGCGTGTCGGTCTTTTCTCCATGCCGACAAAACCGCACGCTGAACGCGTAATCCTATCTTGGCCGCTGCCTTGATAGCTCCGTTTTCATAACGTCTTGTTTCGCTGGACATTAACTCAGCAAGACGCCGCTCTTTGTTTGTTACATTTGCCATAAATTACGACCACTTCATTGCCGATGTAAACTGATTGATAACGCCGCGTTCTTCAGATGTCAGTCCTGGCTTAGCTTGGCCACCTGAACCCTCTTCGCCCGCCTGGGCAACCTCTTTCGCCTTAGGAATCCCCAACTTATCCTTGATGGAATCCGTGTCAATATTCCCGCTCTCTTCAATGAACCCTTGAGGGTTTGTCAGAAATGCCGTGTAAATACTCTGGAATAGTAGCCGCTGCCACTCGGACATTGGAGCGCCGCTCAATCGCACCTTACCTCGATAGGATTCGCCGAAGTTTACGGCCAGTAACTGATTCACGCAGTGCCAGTTCACATGCCGGGTAATGTGTTGCTCTAAAATTTGGATGTTTGTTATGGCCGCGTTAGCATGTTCGCCAGCCTCAGCTTTTGTCCCAAACTCGCCCTCAATGATCGCACGTTCAGGAATATACAGACCTCGGCATTTTAAGGCGTCAAGATATTTCAGACGGTCAACAAACGTCGGTTGCCGCCCGCCGCTGTCCTCTAAAATGTCAATCTTCCATCCTAACTGCTGTAAATTCAGGTCGTCAACCAGCCCGGACACCTTGACCGGAATCGAAATCGACCCGCTTGCTTCCAACGCACTGAGCATCTCTGAGGCTATCTCGCCATTGTCCACATTGTTCCGGCCATTGTAAGTATTTTGGCCGATGGGGTAATAAACAACGAAGTGACTGCCGGCCACTCGCTTATCATATTGGGCTGCCCCGGCGTCTGCCGCTTCCCATTTATCATGAATAGCTCGGACGTTTTCTAACAGCGGATAACCATACCACTGCGTGCCTTCTACTTCAAAGCCGATGTGAAGGCACTTCGGGACCGGCAAATAAACATAGCCGCCCTTACCGTCCTGCTGCCGGAATCCTGCAAAGGCTCCTGTTTCCGGCCAGATCATAATCTCGGTTATGTCATGCAAAAGCGGTTTCAACTTTTTAAGAGTGATTCGCCCTTCTTTGACTTCAAAGACCTTTTCAAAGCCCACCCAGCCAAAATCAATAGACGCTTTAACAGCCGATTCCATAACCTGTTCGCGGATAGGCACGAAGTTCTCTTTGATGAATCGCACTATGCCGTTAGGAATGTCGTCGTCGCACTCGACCGACCACGAACCAGCCAGCACGGCAGACGTTACCAGCCGCCTGCCAAGGGCCACGGTGGGGTCTTTGCGGATGTCGCGGTAGGTTTTATAACTTACTCCCGTAGGAAGTTCTCGCCGCAGGTAAGGATAGCCGACAGTTGATGAGATTAACTGCTGCTTTGTTTTCTCTCCGTGATTTACTATGCTTTTTGCCATTATCGGGTTCCTGTGATTCTAATTTCTGTGCCGCCGTCAACTATGGGTAATATCGGGAATAATCTGTAAATGATGTAACATAGGGCGTCTGAAATGTGGCCTTGATCTTTGCCGTCGTCAACTTTTCGCGTTCCTGCTTTGTATGCTCTTGACGACAAATCGGCAATCAGACGCTTGCATTTCGGGTCGA